GTTGAAAAACTTAAAGGCTCACAAAATAATCATTAACAAGAGGATTGAAAATTTCAATTCACTTAACATTCGGAGGAAGACATGGCATCAGGATATCTATATAATAGTTTCAAACCCAACGCTTTCAGTCCGCTTGTTGACTTCGCAAACGACACACTGAAGGTAATTCTCTTAGCCGACACATATACTCCAAACATCGACACTGATGAATTCTATGACGACATCAGCGCACACGAACTTGGAACTGCCGGTGGTTATACAGCGGGCGGCGCAACTATTTCTGGCAAATCAGTAACCGTCGACACTGCAAACAACAAAAGTGTCTTCGACTGTGCTGACCCAACATGGACAGCTGATGGAACTGGCTTCACAGCTCGCTATGCTGTCTTATACAAATATACCGGAACTGAAGGCACAAGTCCTCTCATCGCATACTGGGACTTCGGCGGGAATCAGAATCCAGTCAGTATTGCCTTCAATCTTGTGGTCAATGCATCTGGACTTATAGACGCTGCATAAACATAGGAAGAAACTATGATTATTCTACAAAGTCAGATATCAGATATAGACCTTGACACTCTACACTTGGAATTATCTCTTCCATTTATTCCAAGTGTGTTTGTTACTCTCGACACTCTTCATCTGACTTTCTCTCTTCCTACATCTCCAGGCATCGGTCTCATACAGCTAGACACACTGCATCTTGTGTTGACTCCAAACAGTATACCAACTCCATCTCCAGTCGTTGTTGCTCTTTCAACGCTGTCTCTTTCTTTCACAATAAGAGACTTTGCATATGCAGAGATAACTGGCCATGCTCTGAAAGATCTTCTCACGAGTCTGATAGCGAAAGGAAAAGCACCAGTGACTCCAGGAAGGTTTGTAGACTGCGATGCTATGGATATTATAGACGCATTTCGAGCTGGAACTACTCTTCCAGACATTCCCTATGATGTTGATAACATGACTAGTAACTTACTAAATGCTCTTGTTGCTGGTAATGGAGTGCCATTTGAAGTTCCAGTTATCGGTACTTGGTGTGGTACTCAGACATGGCCAGATCCTACAGTATCAGTCAGAAATGCATTCTTTAGAGTAAAAGGGACTGCAAGCTATCCAAATGCTTTTCCAAGTAACTACACTATTCAGATGTCTACTAACTACGGTATTTCTTGGAGTAATCACCCGACGCCAACTGTAGGATTTACACTTGACTTTTCCTATGCAGCACTTGTAAATACTGGAGACGGAGTATTGTTACTTCATCCAACTAGTAACTCTGGTTCAGTTGGTGTGATATATAAAGCTAAAGACTATGGCTTGTCTTGGATTAAAGTAGACAGATCAGATATAATAACCAGAAGACTAACTGGTATAATAACTGGATTCAATCAAGGATTAGAAGATAGCCAAACTGTTTTTGGCTTTACAAAGGAATCGTCTGGAACTCCACTCATAATTGCGAAATCCGTAAACAGAGGATACAGTTGGGCTGTTGTTCTTTCTATGCCGACTGCCAGTCAAGTTGGTTCTATGGTTATGCTGTCAGAAGATATCATACTGATGACATACACAAGTGGAACTCGCTACATATCAAAGTCTATAGATGGTGGACTGACATGGAATAATAAGTACACAAACGCTTTGTATATAGGTGCCCCACTTATAAACATGGGAGGAGGTATTGTTCTCTGGGTTAATACAGATACGAATACTTCTTCAGGAACCATAGCAAGATCTACAGACTATGGAGAGACTTGGACTGATGTACCTGTTCCGGTTCTTGGTGGGTATCACACTGAAGGTGTTAGTCTTGGAAATGGAGTGGCTCTTATAAATCAGTATAATTTCTGTTGTGGCTATAGAACAGATGACTATGGTCTTACATGGACAAAACGAGTATTTGAGTCACTGAGTGGTTATGGTTATGCTATAAAGTTCTTTAACTGCGGAAATGGAAAAGTTATTGCAAGGTGGGGGAGTACAGGAGGCAATGTAAAATACTCTATTTCATCTGATTATGGTCTTACATGGACAGACGTATCTCCTAGTCCTTGGGATAATAACTATTATACTGTATCTGAAGTATTCATAACGAAATAAACTGGAGGTCTTCACAATGATAAAAACTATGTCTTTCATGGGTGTTCCTGGCGACACTTACCGCGTAGCATCTACCGATGCCGCTCAGTCTGTTTCTTCTTCTGTTCTTGAAGATGCTGGACGAACACTGCAAGGTCTCATGTTGACTGCAGACACAAACCCTGTTCGTCTTGGCTTTGGTACTGCACCAACTCAAGGTGCATCTGGAATAGGTCATACTATGCAGATCACAGCAGTTCCTCTCTTCATCTTTGGTTCTGATCTCTGTGAAGATATGAAGTTCATATCTGCTACTGCAAGCACAGCTGGTGGTCTGCAGATCACTCCCTTGTACTCAACATGATAAACAAGAGTATTGAAATTTTCAAATAACTATGCGGAGAAAATATGCTTGACGAAATAAAGGAAGAACTACAACAGGTCTTGGCTTCATGCTATCTGTCTACTCGAACTACTGCTCGTACTCTATTCCCAGACAGATTCAATCTTCCTTTCTATAAAATCCACGACCCTCTCTTTGCAGTTCTCGACGACCCTACAATTCAACGCTTCGTCATAACCGCTCCTCGTGGCTTCGGCAAAACTAGTATCATGAACCTCGCATATCCATCTAAGAAGATTCTCTTCAATGAAAAGAAGTTCATCGTTCCGATAAGTAACTCCGCAACACAGGCTCTTATGCAGTCTGAGAACTTAAAACGTGAACTTTTAACAAACAACATAGTGAAGAAGATCTTCGGCCCTATGAAGTCTGAAACGCCTTTCGATGCCTTCACCAAAGATATGTGGGTTACAAGTGGTGGAACAATGGTCTTTCCACGTGGTAGTGGTCAGCAGGTTCGTGGTATCTTATATGGAGACAACCGACCAGACCTTATCCTCGGTGATGACCTTGAATCAACTGAGGGTGTAAAATCAGAAGAGCAGCGAAAGAAGATGAAAGAGTGGTGGTATGGCGATGTAATGGGCGCTACTGCTCGAAACAGAAACGACTGGCAGATAGGCGTTATGGGAACTATTCTTCATGAAGACTCTCTGTTAGCGAACCTTATGGAGGACCCCAACTGGGTACACCTCAACATTGAGCTCTGTGATGACAACTATAACAGCCTCTGGCCAGACTTCATAAGCTCAGAAGAAATCAAGAAAATGGCTGACACTTACCGCTCACAGGGAATGCTTGATACTTTCTTTCGTGAGTTTCGTAACATGGCTATATCAACTGAAGATCCTACATTTTCAAAGTCATACTTTCGATACTATGAAGAAACTCGAGACATGAATAAGTCTGACGCTATTGAAAACGTAGTCATAGTTGACCCCGCAAAGACTGTAAAGAAAAGTGCTGACTATTCTGCAATCGTAGGTGTAGGCGTAAATCTAGCTGCCAACCGTATATACTTCCGCGATTGCGTAGCTGAGCGTATGCACCCTGATCGTATCTATACCGAAGCCTTTCGAATGGCGGAGCGAATCAACGCAACAGCCCTTGTTATCAAGGTAACTTCCCTAAACGAGTTCATAACATATCCTCTAAAAAATGAGATGATTCGTCAAGGTATAAACCTTGAACTAATCGAAATCAATGAGAGAGGAAAGAAAGAAGATCGAATTGCGGCACTTGTTCCTTTCTATCGCAAAGGCCTTATCTTCCATAACAAGGCAATTTCCTTAGGTCTCGAGGGACAACTCCTATCATTCCCTCGAAGCAAACGTGATGATATAATGGATGCTTTTGCAGACATTATAGAGCTTCTTGAGCAAGGAGAAAGATACTTTCACATTGTGGAAAGCAAACTTTCCGACGGCGAAAAGCTAAAACTCAAAGAAATGCTTGAAGAAGACGGCATTCCAACTGACGATCTCTATACCGAGGATGAACCTTTTGACTATGGTGACGACGCAGTTGACAACTGGAACAGGTCACAATAATGTAAAATTGTGTCTTGCAAACTGCACAAACCCGTGATATTCTTAATATAAGAGGCAACGTAAACGATGATAACTGTCAGCGGAAACATAGGTAAAAAGAAATCAACTTCACTCCAGCAAGTGAACTATAAGTATAACTATCCTGACAATCTCAACTTGAAGCCTGGCAGCCCGCTTCATGAAAAGATAGTTGAAAACGTCATGGAATACGCGCGTACATCTTACGACATCATGAGCCGTAGGCATCCTTACTGGAAGAAGATAGACCATACACTTACCGCCTATATAACTCTCGACGAAGCAGAACGAATCGAAAAAGAGAAAGATAGCCGTAAGCCGGTATCAGTTGTCGTTCCTTACAGTTATGCGACGCTTGAAACTATCCTCACATACTTCGTAAGCGTATTTCTTGAAAGTCCTATTTTCCGCTATGACGGCTTTACAAGTGAAGATAAGATCGGCGCTATTATGTTGGAGAAAGTAATC